GCTATACACACGGACGGGGTGGGGGGTGGGAAATATACGCACTTTTAACTGGATTTGTTGACCATAAAAATGCTTTATCTTGTGAATGGAGAATTAAACATACTAACGGAAGACCAGGCAAACGTCCAAATAATCATTTAGGTGTCATTGGGAGAATAATTGGCTTGAATGAGGTTTTAAAACTACCAAAATGGACAAGTAAATGTACGGTGGATAACCAAACAGTTAATTACAAACTCTATATAGCAGAAGACGTTGAAACATATATTTGTAGGGCGGATTTACCTACAAATATTCAAGTGGTTACCGGCATCCCAGAATTATGATTGTTTTATGATATTTAATTGTTTAGTAAAAGCGAATCTTTCATGGTACATTGTTTTGCGATGCAAATTGCACGATAAACAGGCAATAACCACATTATCGTTGTTATGGCCGTGCTCGTTATATATTCTATCTAATGACCATTGTGTTGGTTCTCTAACATTTTCATAAAGAATGCGCACTTTTTTTTTGCAGTAATAACAATCTAATTCTGAATCATATAACAGGTTTAATATTTGTTTCACGTTAATTAATTTGTCCATATCTAATATTTTCTTGATTGTGTCTTGGTTTCTGTATCCAGAAAGCTTTTGTTTTATTTGTTTAAATATTATGTCACAAATTTCTGCATTTTCAATGTCACCTTTATGTAATTCTGTAATGTAGGCATATTGATCTTCAATTGAGAGTTTATTTTCATATTTTTTCCATATTTGGTTTTCTGTGATTATTCTTTTTTTTACCTCTTTTTCTTTTTTATCATTTGTGTTATCATTATCAAAATTAAAATTTATTTTTTTTATGTTACTCATTGTATTACCATATCATAATAAATGTATATTTATTACGATTTAATTTGGAAAATGAGAACATAGCGATCTACAATCACCGTTTTCAAACTCTGCTGTATATTTCACTGATTTTGGCATGGTATTTGAAGCAGATTCGTAATCAAATGTCCAACTCAAATGACCGACAGTAGAACCATTTTTCATACAATCATAAATATTTCCTTCAAACTGGGCATAAGAACCACGATTAGTGGATGCGTCTTGTGGAAATATATTGATAGGCAGATTTCCATATCCGCCTAAACGGTTTGCAAGGATATGACCTGCATCACAATCTTGGTTTCCGTCGTCTTCCAGCATTCGCGAGTATTTTTGCGTACAACTGGTTGTTTCGGTACCTTTATCTAAGGATTCAGGTGTCACTGTACCATATGCAGATACTACTACTTCATTCGTCTCATGTAAATTATATATATATGTGATATTTGCACCACCCTCACCCATAATTACTGTATTATGTCCCTGTATTGGACAGGGTACGGTTGTACAAATACAGTCAGTTAAATATGTTACAAACATATCGCTAATACACAACAACAACAAAAATATCATATTACTATACTCCTATAAAAATATATTTATGCACATACGCAAAATACTTACAAATTCACTTGCATTTCATTCTGCATGCGAATGGGCGGCAACTTGTCCAACAATAAACGGGGTACGTATGACAAATATAGAAGAGAAAAAATGGGGCAACACTATAATTGGAGACAACCATAATAATCAATGGACAACTAAATTGGGACAAGCATTAGTATTTGAATGTTTGGAACAATTAGGTGAAAATCCTAGAATGCCAAAGAAAAAAAACCATTATTTACCAGACATAGAAACGGATGACTTCATATATGAAGTTAAAACCAGAAGTTGGACAACCAGTGGTACCGCTGGTGAAAAGGTGTATGGAACTCCATTGAAATACGCAGAAATTCCATTATTATACGGAAAACCGCTCATCATTGTATGTGTGGCATATCAAGAATATGAATTATTGTTTGGAAATACCCCTATATTCGGGGAACACGTACGAGATATGCAAGAAGAGTTCTTGGATTTTTACAAACAACATAATATAGAATTTGAACAATGTACAAAATTAGTAGAATTATTGTCAAAAACTAATTAGAAATTGCATAACATATCTATACACACGAATATATGCTATTCTATGTTTCGCTTTCATGCATTGCACTTTGCATATCTGCGTACGATACTGCTATATTGAACTACGCGGTAAATATTTCACAGGCTGCTTATTGTTTATCAAATATTGATTCATGGACATGCGATACTTGCAATGACAATAATGTATATGAAACAAAATTCGTAAAAAATAATGAACTGGTTATTTTTGGATACAATAACCCATACAACGCTATGTTTATTGGGTTTAGAGGATCTTCTAATATTCAAAATTGGATATCTAATATTCAAATATCATTGGTACGACCATATACAGATACGTCTATCGCTGTGGATAAGGGATTCTATGATCTATATGATAGTATCAAACCTAAAATCATAACTATTTTATCTGCTATGTCCATAAAGTACAAAACCAACCGATTATTCATTACTGGTCATTCATTGGGAGGTGCATTGGCTACCATATGTTCATTTGACATTTTGTATTATAGTTTCCCATATGAAGTTAGTTATTTGGTAACATTTGGCTCTCCGCGTGTTGGAAATGATGATTTTTCTGATTATTTTAATAATTATCAAATTTATTCAAAGCGTGTTACTCACTATTATGATATTGTTCCACATGTACCTGAAGAGTTTTTAGGATATAGACATATATCAAACGAAATATGGTACAATGAAAATAATACGGTATATATTATATGTGACGATAGCATTACAGAAGACAATAGCTGTTCAGACTCTTGCGCACCTACAAAATGTACTAGTACTTCTGATCATATGAATTATTTGAACATTTCTATGGGAAACGATGGATTATGTTGATAAGTAGTAAAAATATATAGAATTATGTATTGTTAGAATATATAATGACTGAAAAGAATGAGGATAAAAAAAATATATTTTTGACGAGTCAGATAATTACATATATGGGCAACAAACGCAAATTGTTGGGGGAAATTGACTTTGTAATTGAAGATCTAAAAACAAAAATGAAGAAAGATAAATTGACAATCGGGGATGGTTTTTCTGGTTCTGGTATAGTTAGTCGTCTTTTGAAAACGAAAGCTGATAAGTTATTTACGAATGATCTTGCTGGATATAGTCACACATTGAACGAATGCTATTTAGCAACCCCTAACATAAATACACGGAAAAAAATTTATAGATATATAGATGAAGTTAATGAGCTGGCTAATAATTACAATGATGATATCTCAGAACCATGGATTTCCGCACATTGGGCTCCAAAAACAGATACTATTACAAAAAACGATCGGGCATACTTTACTAGAGAAAACGGCAGACGCATTGATATAATTCGTGATTATATTTGCAAGCTACCTAAAAAATACAGACCTTTTTTGCTTGCACCGTTAATTGTTGAAAGTTCTATACACAATAATACAAGCGGACAATTTTCTGCATTTTATAAAGATGGCGAAGTGGGCGCTTTTGGCGGAAAGAACGCTATAGATACAAATCGCATTACAAAACCCATTCAAATACCGTATCCTATATTTAATTATCATAAATGTGACATTTGTAATACACGCATGGATACGAATGAATGGGCAAAAACATTTCCACATGAACCATTAGACATCGTATATTATGACCCGCCGTATAACAAGCATCCATATAACATATATTATTTTATGCTTGATATTATTTATGATTGGAATAAGACGATTTCTATTCCAGACACCAATAGAGGACAGCCATTAAATTGGTATAAATCTAGATATAATAGTAAAGTTGAGGCAAAAGACACAATGGAAGAACTGATCAAGCATACAAATGCGCGCTATATTATTTTATCATACAATGATGGCGGTATCATTCCAATTAGCGAATTAGATGACATTTTGAAACGCAATTCACTACATGTAGAAAAAAAGCCTATAGTCCATAAAACTTACAATAGGTTGAAAGGAATTAGCAACTATAAGCGGGAAAAAGATTATCAAGATGTGAAAGAATTCTTATATGTCATAAAAAAAAAATAAGAAAATTAACAATATGTTTTCTAGAAACTTCTTGGATAACTTTCAAAAAATGGACAAAAATAAAATGTCCATTTTTTGATTTTAGAATGAAAAACTTTACAGAAAAAGTGTGATTTTTCAATTTAAACCACTAAGCTGTGTTTTTGGTATTAAATAAAATAGTATAACTGCAACCTTTTTTAAAATATTTTCCACTCAAAAGGATTTAGGCATTTTTTTGTCATTCAAATATATAGTTACATTCATGACAAAAATCTTGCAAGAAAATGCAAAAAAATATCATTGTATTTATTGTAACTTTAAAAGCAGCAATAGTAAAAATTATAATATTCATGTATCAACCCAGAAACATATCAGAATGACAAATAATGACATAAATCTTGCAAATAATAAAGATTTTGCGTGTGTTTGTGGTAAAATATATAAATATAGACAAGGGTTATTTGCTCACAGAAAAAAATGTAACGGGTATGTTTCTATACAAAATATAGAAAATAACAAAATATATGATCCAACTGCATTAAATGATAACATTAGTTCCGAATTGATAACAAAATTGTTGATGCAAAATCAAGAATTATTGTTATCTAATCAGAAATTACAAAGCCAATTGGTTGAAGCTATGAAAGACAGTGGTAATACTATCAATAATACCACTAATAACAATCAAAAATTCAATCTTAATTTTTTCTTAAATACGACATGTAAAGATGCATTGAATATGTCAGATTTCATTGAAAATATGGAGGTTGGATTCAAAGATATTGAGAACATCGGGAAGAATGGATATGTATCGGGCATGACAGACATGATTTTATCACGCATTAAAGAGCTGGATGTGACAAAACGTCCGCTGCATTGTACTGATCTGAAACGTGAAACTATGTATATTAAAGATAACGATGAATGGAGCAAAGATACGCCCGAAAATTCCAAGTTGCATAAAACAATCAAGTATGTAGCAAAACGCAATTATGCAACTATCCCATTGTGGCGTGAAAATTACCCCGAATGCCAAGATTGGAATCATCCCAAATATGATTTTTGTGTGGATATGATGCGAAATATACTAGGAGATATAGGAGATGAACAAACCAAGTTAGACAACAAAATAATAAAAAATCTTTCCAAACATATAATTGTAGAAAAGAATTAGATAAATATATTTTTTTTATAAACTTCTTGGGTAACTTTCAAAAAAAGGACAAAAATAAAATGTCCATTTTTTGATTTTAGAATGAAAAACTTTACAGAAAAAGTGTGATTTTACGTATTAGACCATTATGCAGTAAAATGTAGTTGTGCTTATTATTATTGTTACTAACCTTTTAAAAAGTATTTATACGAAAATAGATTTAAGCATTTTTATTTATTTCCATATATTATATATCTGGAAATAATAAAAATGCCAATAAATGCCAAAGTTTATGAGTGTATAGACTGTAACTTTAAATGCAGCAAGCAAAGTAATTACAATCAACATATAAACACCCGAAAACATAATTTGGAACGAAATGGAAATTTATGGAAACAAAAAAATGCCACATGTGCAGTTTGCAGCAAAATTTTTAAAACTGCATCAGGATTATGGAAACATAAGAAAAAATGCAATGTAGAACCACAATTAAATATAGGTAGTAATGAAGATATACAACCGACACCTTTCAAATATGATACAACTGATGTAGTATTGCAATTACTTACACAAAACCAAGAATTCAAGAAATTAATTATAGAACAACAACAGGAAAATCAAAAACAACAACAGGAAAATCAAAAATTGCATATTGAAAGCCAAAAATTACAAAGTCAGCTAATTGAAGCAGTTAAAGATGGTGGTAATACTATCAATAATAATAATACTACTAATAACAATCAAAAATTCAATCTTAATTTCTTCCTGAATACGACTTGTAAAGATGCATTAAATATGTCAGAATTTATTGAAAATATGGAAATTGGATTCAAAGATATTGAGAATATAGGGAAGAATGGATATGTGTCTGGCATGACAGACATGATTTTATCACGCATTAAAGAGCTGGATGTAACAAAACGTCCGCTACATTGCACTGACTTGAAACGCGAAACGATGTACATTAAAGATAACGATGAATGGTGTAAAGACACGCCCGAAAATTCCAAGTTACATCAAACCATCAAGTGTGTCGCAAAACGCAATTATGCAACTATTCCATTATGGCGTGAAAATTACCCCGAATGCCAAGATTGGAATCATCCCAAGTATGATTTTTGTGTGGATATGATGCGAAATATACTAGGAGATATAGGAGACGAACAAACCAAGTTAGACAACAAAGTAATACGGAATTTATCTAAACATATTGTTGTTAATAAGAGTTGAACATAGTTTATTTATAGTTCATATTTTTGTTTCATATGTTCAATGCCTTGTTTCCATATTTCACTATCATTCCAGTTGCCATTTTTTTCAGTACATATACACAAAATTTTATCAGTTTCAAAAGAATCAGGATGCGAATTAATAAAATATACATTATTATTGTTGTAGAGTTCAGAAAATAACTCTTGCAGTTTATAAACTTTCTCTATCATACCATATCTACAAAGAACAATTATAGGTTCTGAATCACGTGTTATATTTCTAAATCTTTCTATTCGTCTATTATATTTTTCTAACACTTTATCGTGATAATCTTTCCAATTATCAATAATTGAATCATTTTTTCTTTCGCCATATAATTCATCACTTATTAACGTTTTTTCAAAATTTTCAGTTGAAGTATTGAAAGGGTAATCATGCGGAAATTGGAAAAGATATTCATCCACCATTCTAGTATTTGTACGATTATAGAACAATGTTTGATGGAATTTTTTGAAATCTTCTCTTAAGCATTCTTCAATGCCTTCTATTCTGGATTCAACCCAATCAAATGGAAGTGCAACGTCACGCAAATCCAGTGCCCTTAGTGCGGAGGCGGGGGAACAATCGTAACCAAACGGAATAAAACGAACCATTTTATTAACGAAATATATTATAATTTGGTTTCAAACTTATAAGCCAGAAAGATATTGAATATATTTTGTAAAGATATAATATATTCAATTACAAATGAGTAACATTAATCAGGATAGTAATGTATTTCAACCTTTAGAAATATTAGAAAAAAGGCCTATACCACTTCCTTACGAGAGAATAAATATCCAATATAAAAAGAAAGAGGATAATATCCAGGACGAAGAATCAAACATAGGAGATACAGAACCAATTGTAGAAGAGTCATTAAAAATGAATGTGAAAATAGTAGATAAACGTCGCACAAGCAATGTAGATAGAGAAGCTATATTAAAACGAATTCGCCCAACAATGTCTGTAAAAACTACAGACGAATCATCAAATGCTAAAATATACGAGAAAGAACAAGCAAGACCAGTAAGAAAATTAAATATACTAGAAGGAGTTGTAGAAATAAACACTGAAAAAGAGCAGGAAGAAGCCAGGCCAGTAAGGAAATTAAATATAGTAGAAGGAGTTGTAGAAATAAACACTGAAAAACTGGACAATGATGAAGATGAAACAAGTGATAAAGTGCAACCGGATGATCCCGCAGTAGAAGAACCGATTAAGATAAAACCTGGTAGAAAACGCAAATTGAAGATTGTGCAACCAGAAGAACAAGAAGAAGACACAGATGTAGATCTGACTACTGCAGTTATTAGAACACAAAAAGTGGCTGATAGACTTCCTAGCGAAAAAGAAAAAATTATAATAAAGGCATCAAATTACTACATGAACAATAGAAAAATATTTATTCAAAAGCTTACCGAGTTATTCAAACCATATCAAAAAGAGCTAATAGACAATGCGTCTAATATATCTTGTGATAATCGTAGTGCTGGAAATTCATTTGATTTATTAACACATCAAAAAATAGTTCGTGATTATCTAAACATTTATACACCTTATCGGGGGTTATTATTATATCATGGTTTAGGATCCGGAAAAACCTGCACATCTATCGCAATTGCAGAGGGAATGAAAACAAACAAACGCATATTTGTAATGACACCTGCTTCATTAAAGATGAATTTTTTTAGTGAAATGAAAAAGTGTGGTGACGACCTTTATAAAAAGAATCAGTTTTGGGAATTTGTAAGTATAGAAGGCAAACCAGAATATGTTGGTATATTAGCAAAAGCATTGTCATTATCAACTCAATATATACGTTCAAACAATGGTGCATGGTTAGTGAATATAAATAAGGAATCTAATTATGAATCTTTAGATAGTTCAGAACAAGAGTTATTAGATGAGCAATTGAATGAAATGATACGCAGCAAATATACAGACATAAATTACAATGGAATGAATAATAACAAAATGAAGGCATTGACTGGAGATTATAGTCGCAATCCTTTTGATAATTCAGTAATAGTTATAGATGAAGCCCATAATTTTGTAAGCAGAATTGTAAATAAAATTAAACAACCAAAATCTATCTCATATATGCTATATGATTATATCATGAGTGCATCAAATGCGAAAGTGGTATTATTAACAGGAACACCCATTATAAATTACCCAAACGAGATAGGTGTATTGTATAATTTGTTGAGAGGTTATATAACAACCTGGACAATCCCAATAAAATGGGAACGTAAGGAAAAAATCAATACAGATGTAGTAATGTCCATGTTAGACGACGCAAATCTAAAAACGTTTGATCTGGTTGATTATGGTGATAATAAAATCACAATTACCCGTAATCCATTTGGGTTTGTCAATACAAAAAAACGTGGTGCAGCAAAAGGTACAAAACGAACCCGACTTCAAAAAGGAGGCAAGAAAAACAAAACAAAAAAGCGAGAAGCTTTCGCCGATAAATTAGAGTTTGAAGATATGCCAATAGAGACAGATGCAAGAATGGAACTGCTCGCGAGAAAAGGACACAATGAAGACGATAGATATAGATATGATTATTCTGGAGGTGCATCTGAAGTATTTGAAAAATATAATGGTGTAAAATTAGATGAAGCCGGAAACATAACCAATCAAGTTTTTATTGAAAAGGTATTGCAAATATTGAGAAAAAACGGCGTTACTATATTAGATAAACAAATCAAACAAACCAATCATAAATCTTTACCAGACGATAGTAATGCATTTTTAGAAGCATTCGTAGATGTAGATACTGGCAATGCAAAGAACCTGAATCTTTTTCAACGAAGAATACTCGGTTTAACCTCTTATTTCCGCAGCGCACAAGAAGAATTATTGCCGAGTTATGTGAAAACAAAAGACGGAGATATTTATCATGTAGAAAAGACAGAAATGACTGATCATCAATTTAACTTGTATGAAAAGATTAGAAAAGTAGAAAGCGACAAAGAGTCCAAAACAAAGAAAATGGCAAGAATGAAAAAACCAGGACAAGATGATTTATTTACAATTTCTTCAACTTATCGTATATTTTCAAGAGCTGCTTGCAATTTCACATTCCCCCCAGATATTGACAGACCTATCCCAAATATCAAAGAAGGCAATGAGGCAACTGAAGAAATCATGGACATAGCACCCAAAAATGATGTAGATATGAATATAGAAGAAACCGATATTGCTGAAGTGAATGAAGAAGAAATCATAAGCGAAAGAGAAGAGGAAAATTACAATAAGCGTATAGAAATTGCATTAAAAGCATTGAATGTAGATGAAGAAGGAACCGCGACCAAAAAATACTTATCAAAAGATAGATTGCCGACATATACTCCGAAATTTGCAAAAATACTAGAAAATATTAGCAATCCAGAAAACGAAGGATTGCATTTGTTGTATAGTCATTTCAGAACAATGGAAGGAATCGGTATTTTGCGTTTAATATTGATGGCTAATGGATTCGCTGAATTTAAGATTAAGCGTGTAGATAATCAATGGGAAATGATTGAAGAAGATGGCGACAAAGGAAAGCCCAAGTTTGTCTTATATACTGGAACTGAAACAGCAGAAGAGAAAGAAATAATCAGAAATGTGTATAATAGTATGTGGGAATATGTACCCTCATCAATCACTTCGCAATTAAAAACAATAAAAGAAAATAACCATTATGGTGATATTATTAAAGTATTAATGATTACCTCGTCTGGTGCAGAAGGCATTAATTTACGCAACACAAGATTTGTACATATAGTAGAACCGTATTGGCATATGGTACGTGTAGAACAAGTCGTTGGTCGTGCCAGACGTATATGTAGTCACCAAGATTTGCCTGAAGAGTTAAGGACAGTAAAGGTATATTTGTACGTTTCAACATTGACCGCACAACAAAAGAAGGACGAAAAACACATAGAACTTATTATTCGTGACACAAGTCGCATAGACAAAAAAACCCCTGTCACTACAGATGAAACGTTATATGAATTGGCTAGCATGAAACAGCGTATTAACAATCAAATATTGACATCTGTCAAAGAGTCCGCTATAGATTGTAATATATTTGCCAATACTAGTAAAAAGGATGGCGAACAATTAATGTGTTATGGTTTTGGCAAAGTTGAATCAAACCAATTTGCATCTTATCCCTCTTTTGAAAAAGATAAACAAGATAAAGGCGGATTAGATACTAAGAAAATAACATGGAAAGGAAAAAAAATGACAGAAAATGGAATAGATTATGTATTGAACCCAAATACAAACGAAGTATATGATTACAACAGTTATCAAAGAGCAATGGAAATTGGTTCGGAATTGATGAAGGTGGGGAAATTAGTGCGAGAACAAGGAAAAATAAAAATAGAAAGGCTATAAATTCTAAAAAAGGGAAAATAATATCATAATTTAGAATTATTATGATATTATGCTGTAAATATGTATGCAGTATTGATTTAGAAACGACGACGCTGTACAGGGATGCCTTCTAATTTATACCAACAGCTATCAATCTCGTCTGTGCAAATGCTCCATTTTCCATCATCAAAATGTACATCTATATGTGCCTTAATTACCTCACCTGTATTTTTGTCAGTGTAACCAGCAGTCTTAATGACCTTGGTTACCTTTTTTTTCTCTACTGGGATGCCTTCATATACAAAAACAGTGGTTGCAGCTTCGTCACTATAAAGTGTAATAGCTACACCAGAATATAAGCCGGTCTTGAATAAAGCAGTCATATCTTCGTTTAGTTTAGCATAGTTAGTAGTATCTAATTTTTGTGCCATTATATACTAAATAAATATAATATTATATAGTAAAATGTCTATTCCAGAAAAGTATATTCCTAAAGTTTTAACAAAAAACGATAAACAAAAACAAACGTCCTATCTTAATAAGAGCCGACGACAATATAAGAAGAGATCTTATTATCTACGCCCGAAGTTAAAATCATTCAAAAACAAAACGTCTAAACATTTAGAAACAGTACGCAGTATCTATGGTATAAATTCAATTGCTGTGAATGACGAGTTATCAAAAAAGACTAAATGTTCTATGATTGGATTGGAAAAAATAATAAATAAAGGACGAGGTGCATATTATTCGTCTGGCTCAAGACCCAATCAAACACCCGAATCTTGGGGGGTAGCGAGGTTAGCAAGTGCAATCACAGGAGGTCCTGCAAGCACGGTTGATTATCACATTTTGAACGAGCACTGTAAATCAGGGAGCATGGCATTGAAAATGGCTAATAAAACATGTAGGAAAGCAAAGAAATGTAAGAAATATGTACGCAGCAAAACTATAAAAAATAGACGCGTTTGAATTATAATTATACTTTTATGCGAATAAAAATATAAAAACAAACGCAGTGATTTATTTATATTTGTAATGAACGAAGCTAATAATGTATTAACAATTAAAACTGTTCAAATTCAACCTATTCGAAATATGATAACCGCCATCAAGGACGTATTGACAGATGCGACTATCACTTTTACTAAAGAAGGTATGAAAATAATTAATTTTGATAAAACACATACAATTTTAGTGAATGTATGTTTGCATGCAAGCAAATTTGAGTATTATAATTGTGAGCCTGAGAAGATTATTGTCTGTGCAAATACATTGCATCTTTTTAAAGTTATTTCTACAATGTCTAATGATGATACATTAACGTTGTATATTGACAAAGACGATTATCATGAAGGAATTGTATCTCATTTGGGATTACAATATGACAATGGAGACATAAAACAGTGTTACAGTCAAAAATTACGTTTGATTGAACCAGATATGGAGGAATTGGTAGTGCCTGATGTGGAATATTCAACTGTCATTAACCTTCCAACAACAGATTTTCAAAAAATAGTTCGCGATTTGAATGGAATTTCAGACCGGATTGAAATCAAATCTGTTGGAAATGATTTAGTGTTTTCTTGCGATGGTAATTTTGCAAGCTCACGTATTTTTCGGTCTGAATCGGGAGGTAATATGGAATTCTTGCAAAAATCGGATGCATCTGTCATTATCCAAGGAGAATTTTCATTGAAAAGTTTGAGTCATTTTATAAAATGCACGCCATTATGTAGCCATCTGGAAATGTATTTAGGAAATGATTTGCCATTGATTGTCAAATATGACGTAGCATCTTTAGGTGAAATTAGAATGTGTTTGGCTTCATTGCCGCCATCCTAAATATATTATACTATATGGATGTATTATTGATGATTATTATTTTTATGACGATGGTTATTGGATTTCTCGTTTCAAATATATTATTGATCAGAGGATTGGAAAATATTTAAAAAATTGAACAATTTGTATATAAGTTACTTGTATATACAAATTAACATGAGCGAATATAAATACATATGTGACACTCATAAATCATTAGAGATAGAAACCCTTCTTTCGCCATGTAGAGGCAGATGTGTAATTTGCAACAAAAAAAATGTACATGGTTATACAAATCCAGATCATACTTCAAATCCATTTGGATACTTGTATTTGATACCAAAAATATGTATAGAATGTGCTACAAAAGAGCGTCAATGTATGTGGTGCAATGTTCATAATTTCAAATGCAACTTATTTTCACGATATTAGTAGAATAACTATATCATTATCCGTATACGCCTTCTCAAATACTAAGAGATTTTGCATTGTTAGCAATAACTGTACCAATAATATTGGTTTTGCTGACATTTTTTATTTCTGTGTAAATAATATTTGTGTTTTTCATGCTTTTGCATTTTGACTTAGATTTACATAGAATAGCTCCTTGTTTGATAATTTGTCTAATTTGCTTCTTATTTTCTATACCAACTGTAGATATGTGTGCAATTACATGACATGATGAAGAGCCTTGCACATGAAACCATATATCATTTTCATCAGCATTGTCAATTATATCAAAATTGTCTTGTGAGTTTTTACCAAGACTAAATAATACATGGTTATCTAAAGATGGAATGTAAATACTTGTTGTCATTGTTCATTATTAGTATGTAAATAATAATGAAATAATCAATTTTTACATCCGTGATAATCTTATATTCTTAGTTTTTATCTATCATACCCCCCATTTATCAGTAATATATGATTCAATATTATCTAAATTAGCATTAGATAAAGCAACATCATATACTAATATTTCTGCTAAGAAACCAATAAAAGAATTAGAACCTGAACCAATATTCAATTCAGTGTTGTTAGAACCAGTAGTTTCCGCAATAGTATCACTATATGAAATAGTTTTAAGAGTTTTATCAAATCTAAATTTAAGTTTATCTTCATTAATAGTTTGTCCTCCATCATAAATCATAGTTACTAAATGCCAATTATCATCTAAAAGTACATCATTGACTGTACCTGATACATTTCCAAAAGCGATATTTATTGTAGAATCGTTATTGACTTGAATATTCAATATATTGTTATTAGTAGTAGATAAAGTTTGTAAAGTGGTAGGTTGTGTGGTTTTGAATAATATAAAGAATGTAAATGATGATAAATCATTAAACCATGCTATTGGATTTATACTGAAATATGATGTATCTATCAACTCTATGATACTTAAATTATTTAATGAAGGATCTGTTTGGAATAAAGGCTTGGTATTACCGCTTCCGTTTAAATTATGTCCGTAACTTGATTTATCCTCCCATTGCTGAATATTACCATCATCTGAAATACTACCAGGTTTTAAGAAAGATGTATCATCAGAACTGTACCATATTTGTAATTCAATAGTTTCGCTCGTTGGTTCTCCGGTTTCACTTGTGATTGCAATATCTGTATTATCGCCAGATTGACCTTGTTTATCATTATTAGCATCATTACCATTACTGAAATTATTATCGTTTCTTACTGGATTTGGACAACAAAAATATGCTCTTTTTGCTAAATTAGATCTAAGTGCTGGCGATTTGGCACCAATACCTGTATTCATATAATAATTTATACCAGTACCCATTACTGCATTTTTAGTAGATATGAATCTAGACATATATATATATATATATACATTTGCTTTAGATGTGTAAAAATTATATGCGTTCGTTGCACATATAATTTTTTTTATTAAAATTCGGGTTCATGTTTTTTAAAAAGACAACCTTGTGTAGATAAATTATGTATCTCAGTAATTATATTAGGGTCTTGTTGTTCAGAAACGTCTAACCAAATTTTGATAATGCAAAAGTTTTTCTTAGGCGAAATCGTGATTCCATTTATATGTTTGTTGTACAATTTGTCTATGCATAATGCATTCCCAGTCATTAAATAAGTAAGTTTTTTCCATACATCTACGACAACTTTATTGCTAATTTTATATGAAAAACACCCACCGTTTCTATTTTTAGGGTCTTCCCAAGTCGGTGTAATGCTATCTTTCATGATGAACAGCATGCAATTTTTGATGATTCCATCATGAATGGATTCATTTAAACGGATAATGTCCTCCATTGTATCTATTGATTTCTGTATGGGGATATAACTTGCGAGAGACCAATTTTTATCTTGTGGTAAATGGTAATATATATCCCATTTATCATTTAAATGGTGCAATTGGGTTGGAGTACTCACCGCATCCATAATTACCCGTATATATATAGGATAAACAATCTTTATATCATTTTATTTTTTCAATGCTGTACCCGTTGTCGTTTAACATTATAAATTCGTCACAGTGCAAATCAAATTCATTGAAATCTTCATCTGTTATTTTTAACTTGTAATGATTAGTGAAAACGAAATGTTCAGGCTTATTCATAGTATAATCAAACCATCGTTTTAAAAATACCGATGATAGAATTTCATTATTTTTTATGAAATACGATTTAGGTATATCTATTGGTATTGAGTGATAATTATCTACGTATTCAATTTCAAAGAAAGGATTTGTTGTGTATTCCATTAATGAATGCCATTGATCATACAATTTGCGTTTATTGTGACAACATAGATATTTTTCATTATATTTTAATATACATATACCTTTCACCGTTAAAGTTGATGAATCTTCTTTGTTTTCATTTGAAAAAGGTTTTACAGAGTTTTTAATTATCATATCACTAATATCGGAATTGCTATTGTAATGAATATACTTATACGTTTCAACTAAGCTATATTCATTTTTATTAGTTTGTTTATACATAGTTGCTATATTAATCCAATTGCAGCCATAATATTCTACTCTGCATTTGTTTATCGCACTGTAAAAATTTAAATATAGATTAACAAATAAATCTACGCTATTGTGGATTGCTTCATTTCTTATGTATATATCCATGAATTGGTCTTTACAAATGGAATATGTTTTATTGTATAATAAGATACATTGAAGTGCAACATTCTCATAGTCAAAATACTCTTTTAAATCTATGTCTTCATAATCAAAATACTCTTTTAATTGGAAGTATTCTTCTAGATCAATATTTATATTGTACGGGTTGATGGAGGAAACAAAATCACATATTTTTGCTAAGAATAGCATGCCAGATATTCCGAACAAAAAATACATATATATATATATATATCCTTGATGAATATGTTTAAATTATTTTTTTCTCAAATAAAATAGAGTTATATTATAAATACTTGTATGCCCAAACTAGAAAATGGTTTATTTATATTTCATCGCGACCTGCGTTTAAGGGATAATAAAGGTCTCATTGAAGCAAGCAAACTCGTAAAAAAGTTATATGTTTGTTTTATATTTACACCCGAACAGATAAGTGAAAAAAATAAATATAGATCACAAAATTCTATTCAATTTATGATTGAAAGCTTGGAAGATCTAGAAAAAAACATAGAAAAAGATAATGGAAATTTACAGTTATTTTACGGCAATACTGTAGAAATAGTAACTGGTTTATTAGAATACATGCAATTAGATATAGTATGTTTTAACAAAGACTATACACCTTATGCAGTAAAAAGAGACAATAGCATAATAAAACTATGTAGAGACAATGATATTTTATGTGAAAGTTATTCGGACTATTACTTATACGAACCAGGATCCGTTATCACTGATTCATCAAATCAAGCGTATAAAAAATATACGCCTTTTTATAGAACAGTATTAAGTATGGATGTAGATATCCCAAATAATAAAAAAATTTCCAATTTAACGGCACCAAAAAAAAGTTTGAGTAACACTACATTGAATGAAATGTATAGCAAATATGCTGCACAAAATACAAAAATACTGGTTGAAGGCGGTAGGGTTAATGGATTGAATAAATTAGCTATAGCTGGAATGCAGCAAGGAGAATATGACGAAAAGAGGGATTTTTTTAAAGAAAAGACTACTCATCTATCTGCTTATATAAAATTCGGATGCGTTTCTATAAGAGAAGTCTATCATTTGTTTAAAAATAAATATGGATTAGACCACGGATTAATAAGAGAACTAATATGGAGAGAATTTTTTGCGCATGTTTTATATTCTTATCCAGAGGTGGTCGGACAATCATATCAAGAAAAATTTCGTAATTTGAAATGGGAAAATAACAAAGAATATTTTAATAAGTGGAAAAAAGGCAATACCGGAGTACCATTAGTTGATGCATGTATGCGCGAAATGAATACAACTGGTTATATGCACAATAGAGGACGCATGACTGTTGCCAGTTTTTTAATAAAAACGTTGTTAATAGATTGGCGTTGGGGGGAAAAGTATTTTGCACAGAAACTTACTGATTATGATGTAGCCAGCAATAATGGCAATTGGCAAGGAATAAGTGGCACTGGTGTTGATATGAAACCATATTTTCGTGATATGAATCCTTGGTTGCAAAGTAAAAAATTTGATTATGACGCAACCTACATTAAAAAATGGGTACCAGAGTTACAATCGGTTGATTCTTCTGATATTCATGAATGGGATACTGCATATAAAAGATATTCCCACGTTAAGTATCCAAAGCCCATTGTTGATTATTCCTCTAGAAAAGAACAAATGATGAATATGTACAAAAAA